ATAGCGAACAAAGTAAGTATTCATTTGTGTCCCTCCTTTACAAACTTAACACCACGATAGGTTTCGTTGTATTGTTGGGGTTGTTGCATCATCTGTTGTTGATATGCGATACGCTTTTCGGTATCATATTCAACGCCGCGATAAACTACTTTTGACATTAGCTTAGCTCCTTTACTGTATGTAAATTTGCGTTGCTTCTCCTTCTGGATACTTCCGCTGGTATTTCCAGTCAACGATAGATGTATTATAATACACCACTTAAATTTATACAAGTTTTTTTGTAACTTTTGTTACAAAATTCTACCTTTCAATATAACTAAGTGTGTGATTTTGTGCATACAATTGCTGGATGATTATATCACAGCCAATCTTTGGATTGCAATCTCCACAAGTATAAACATCTACCGCTGCTTTACCATCCTCAGGCCAAGTATGAATACTAATATGACTTTCAGATAAAAGACACAAAACTGTAACCCCTTGTGGTTCAAACTTTTTTGATATTGTTTGAACTACTGTTGCCCCACTTGCTGCTGCTGCATTTTCTAGTAAATCTATAAGGCAACGCTCATCATCCAAAAGGACAAACGAACATCCATACAAGTTAAGTAGATAATGCTTGCCCATTACATTGGATCCTCTTCATACTCTTTTAATAAGTCAGATACTAGGGTTTCAGTTCCGTCCATAGTCTTCACTTCATATAAAGAAGATTTCATATACTTCTTAATTTTTTTGTATTTTTTCAAGAGCTCATTTACTTCGTCTTTGTAAATTATCACTTTAGCATCTTTATTTTCAAATCCATTATTCATCTTTTTTTCTTACTCTCAGTAGGCTTATATCCCCAAAGTCTTGGGTTGGTTCTTCCGTGTCCAAAATCTATTTTCTTTATTGCTTTAGATCCAAACTTATCATAATATAGATCAAATATATCTACTCTTTTTCTCCCTCTACATACATCTACAAATGATTCTCCTTCTACTTCATAATAAATTAGATAAGCATCATTTGGTAAAGACTTATCTTTTACTTGTTCATCCGTTGCTTTTTCGTGTATTAATTCACAACCGTACACTGAATTGATTTTTTCTTTCTCTTCCTTTGTCCATTCTCCCATTTTTCTATCCTTTGCAATGGTTTTCATGATCTTCCACCCCATTGAATATCAGGATACGCTTCCTTCACTATTGGAAGAGTTATTTTATATTTAGATGATAACTGCTTATCTTTAGTTAAAATAAGAATCTCAGCTTCTAGAGGATGTAATCCTTCTAAAAGGTTAATAAACATTGTTTCTCTACGAATCTTTGGTATGGAATCATTACCACCTTTAATGAAGTTGTAAAAAAGTCCAACTTCTTTTCTTAGAGAAGTTCTTTGAGTTGCCATATGTGAATCCAACTTACTTGGATTCGCCAACTGCTTATCGATACTTCCAGATAAAGTATCATTTCCTGAAGTCTGATCCTGAACGCTAGAATAAGGTACTGGACCAGATGGAAGTAAGGAAATGACACTCTCATCAAAATTCCAAATTAAGATAGAAACGAGAGCATCATTTCTATACTCATTAAGTATTTCTATTTTCTTTTCATTAGTTCTTTGCTTAGAAACTAATTCCAAGATCTCATGTTGAAATGGATTAGGTTCTAATTTTGCAGTTGTATTAACTGTCTTCGTCGCTTTCTTCGTTTTCGTAGTAGTCATCTAAATCTCCTTCAAATCTTAGAGCAAGTATTTCATCTGGTATGATGTTTCCATTTCTGTCAAAAAATTCTGGATGCATATACGAAGTTTTATTTTCACTGATATGTTGACTTACTACCCAACCTATCAGACCGCCTACAAGGAAGAACAAAACTGTAACAAAAATACTTATGGTTAAGATTGCTGCTGTCATTGCTCTTTCTCCTAAAAATTTCTTTTCTTTATATGAAATTCTATACGAAAATGAAATTCCCTATAAAAAAAAGAAACCATTTTCGCATATACAAGACTAAAAAAACTTGGTCCCTCCTTTATTTTTTCTTTTCGGAGCATCAGCTCCATACCTCTATTTATTTGTAATTTTTTTCCTTCTTCCTGGTCTTTTGTCATAAATGTATTTCTCAGAATCAGTCAAGATGGAAAATAGATAATTACGAATTTTACGAGCAAATGGTTTTGGTAAATGTCCATATGCTTCTCTCAATTGTTTGTGATGATTATCTTGTCCACCAATAAGATACTCATCCAATTCTTCTACTAAAAATTTTAAATTAACTGCAGTGCTACTCTCTAGAAATTTTTTAACACTATCTCTCTTTGCTTCTTTACCTCTTAGATATTCATAGAAGTTCATCACAAATTTTTTATCAACAAAAGCATAGTCAATAGCTTTTTCTACATCGTTACAGTATTCTTCCATTTAGCAGATTCCGTTCTCCTTTAAGTATTTTACTGTATCCGTACAACCACCAAGGTGGTGGTCATCCATAACTACCTGAGGAAATGTCGATCCATTTCCAAATTCTGCATAAAATTCTTCTTTAGAAAAATTTTCACCCAGAGTATAGATGACATGATCTAGATTCGAAAGTTGCATTACTTGTTTGATTTTATCACAATATGGGCAACCATGTTTTGAGTAAATTGTGAATTTCATATTAATGTTAGTTTTAAAAATTATTTATTAATAATTAGTTGGTTCTTCCCTTTGAACATAATCGCCTTTTCCTTGTAGTGTCTGTACGAGAAGTTCAGTAAATCTCTCCATTTTTGATGGGTGGACTGCCGCAGGATTATCGTTTATGGCTTCACGCAAAGCCGATAGCTCAATCCATTCTTCTGTCGTCATTTAATTTCTCCTCAGTGTGCAAAATATTATAGCACATTTCCATAATATGTATTATAGAATACTAAATTACTTAATATTTCTAAAAGTAAAGAGCATTTAGATGGTTTCTAAATGCTCAGGCATACTTCAAATAAAAATACGACTATTACATGAAATTACCAAAAAATGATGAACCCCCATTATCATTCTTTTTCATTTTCTGTATGGCTTCTTCCATTTGATCTGAAAATTCTTCAATCTTCATTACTCGATCAATCCCAACCATGAGTTCTGAAATTTGATGTGTCACAATAGATTTTTCAGACCTAGCTGCACTTGCAAGAGCTGCACGGAGATAACCTTGAGCTTCTTGTAAGTTCTCTTTTACATTTTTTGATAGAGCCATTTTTTCTCCTATTTCTATTAATATTTTATCAAATTTTCATAGTAATGCAAGTTCGGATTACACTACATGGAAAATTTACTATTAGTTTGTTCTAATAAATCTAGTCTATTCTGTAATTCGTAAAGTTGATTTGTAGTTTCTATATTCTCTTGCTCTAGATTTTTAATTTTGTTTTCTTGTTCTTCTATTTTCTTTATTAGATTATAGATCGTATCTACAAGAGAATATTCGGTACCTGTAATTTGGTCAGTAATTTTAACATGAACATTTTCATATTCTCTCATAAAACTATTAAAAAATTTCATAGCTTTTTAATTTGCCTAAAAGGTATATTCAATGTGTCTTCATATTTAAGTGGACACCCTTGAGTGGTTTTAAATTTTGCTACCCATTTATTCAAAATCATCTTAGCATATTGAGGTCGAATTGAAAATGCTTTTGTTCGAGTTTTAAAATACTCTGTTGATTTGTTATTGTAGTTCTCTGCTTCTAATAATAAAGAATGTTCTAACTTATTCAATTCTGTTAAAAAGAGTTCTTTATTATTTTCTGTTGGATCTTGAATTACTTGATCAATAATTTGTTCAATCATTTTCGATATAATAGAATTTTTTATCAGGATTTTTAAGTTGCTTTTTAATAAACTTTGTTGCTGATTCTAGTGAATAAAATTTAACCATTTTAGGAAAAACTTCCATTTCCATGAAGTTCCACCAAATAAAAAACTTTTTATATTGAGGGAAAAAACAAACTTCTCCCGATAAATCTGCTTGTTCTACTACTCGGTATTTCATTGGTTTTTGTTGATTGTTGGTAAAGTATATTCGATATCATTCCAATGACGAACTACTCCAGCAATAATGAAACAGTTTGTAATAAGATAAGTCAAGAAAATTACTGACCTTATGATTGCAATTCTATCAGATTCTCGATCGCATTTAGATGCTTTCTCTCCTAATGCTTTTGCCCACCATCTCCAGGCATTTTTAGACTTTTGCTTCTTTTGTGGATTCATGTCCGAGTTTCCATGCGGTTTGTAACCATTCTATTAAAACTTTTCTTTTCTCAAATGGATCTGGGCACTGGACATCATTAAAGAACTTATCAGATCTATTAGAGTATCCTCTCTCTTCATAAAACCAATCATCAAAATCTTTATAGCTAGTCATATTCAGGTTTTTTAGGTTCAGTTTTAGAAATTTGGCATTCCTTTTTATTTAACTTATATCGAGTCATATATTTGTCTAGATGTTCTTTACAAACAAAATAACAAACTTTATCTTCTTTACCATCCTTATGTACAAGTTTTATAGGGAAAGTTTCATGAAAGGGTAAAGTTTCAATTACAACTTCTTCTTTTGGTTTTTCTCTTTTACTTTGAGGCTTTAGCTTTGCTGTTGTTTTCTTTTTCATCTAATACAGATTTGTAATAACGATTGTATGAAAGGAATCTATTCATACTAGGAGTTACACCAAGAGATTCGCAACACCTAATATAAGATACAAACTCAAACCAAGGAGCAGTAGGATCCGTATCGCTCATAGTTTATATTCAATTGTCCCTTCGTGTACTGAATCTTCATCCCAACCTTCTTGCCGTTTTTTAAGATACC